GCTGCTGGGGACCTAGCGTCGCGCATACTTGCCGGCGTGCAGTGGGACCGCGATATCGCGCACGTGGTGGGGGTAGCCCCACACGCGACGCGAACGGGTCCCAGAAACCTGGTCTTGATACCAGTTGGAGACAGCCCCAGAATCGCTGCCTACATGTTCGCACTCCTCGCAAGGATGTGTGGCGTGCCGGAGGTTTTTATAGGAGCTGAGCAGTATCAGACGGCTAGGGCCCCCGAAAACGACGCAGAACGTAGACGTTACATACACGTCATCATGCAGTACCTCACGGCGGACGTGGTACAGATGAATTTGTATGGTGAACACATGTTCGGCTTTTATCGGGGTTGTAATAGGTATGTGACTGGGAGGTCACATTCCAGTGAGGGCGGTTGGATCAGAGACGCCCTCGCCAAAGCAACTTACCCCAGACCTCGCGGTCTGGTATCCACGTCGATGCATTCGGTAGGAGCGTTCCCTCGTTTCAAGCTGAAATCGACAAACCAACAGGCATTCACACGTGACATTATTAGTCATATGTTGGAATGTTCAGCGATGATTGCTGACGCTGACCCTGCTAGCGTGCACAATTTGACATCAGTGATGTTGAATAGGCATTTTAGTTCGGAAGGTGAGCTGGAGGAGGGGGTGGTGGACAATAACCACCAACGTCCGGATGCGTTCCCGGATCTCAAGGACGTGGTCGATATCGTCGAGAACCACGCTGTGATGATGTTGACACGCACGGACCTGGACGGTGCGACGGAGGGTCACACACCGTTGTTGGCGAGGAATACTTTCCGTAAGTATTTCAACGACAACAGCGTTGACGTGCACTTAGGGCGAGCGGAAATACTGCCGTATGCTTTCGTCGAGAACGGAGCAGTATTGAAGCACCCTTCGTCTGTCAAGAGTGATGGGCCGCGTGCTGGGCGTGAAGTTGAGCTGCCACTGTTGCCGGGTGGGGTTATAATTTCGGAGAGGTACTCTAGCAAGGTGTCCTCCAACGGAAGGCACCTGGCGCCAAAGGTGTACAGCAGGTTTAGGGATTATGGACTGAGGCAGATGGGTGCTTTCTACATTGGTTCCGGACCATTCGGCGGTGATGATTTCACTCGAATGCGTCTCGTCCCGAACGCTCACACTCCGCCAGAGCCCATACTGTGTAACGCGAACCGCGACACGCTGGCAGGAATGCACTGGATGAGACCACATTGTCCAGTGCCAATGCCAGGCGAGTGCAGCCAGTGGCACGGGCGTGCGATGATAGAGTTCCAGACGAGCAGGAACTCGCAGCTGCGGACCGGGTTCGACGAGCCAGTCGTACTCACAGTAAGCGAGCCGGTCGCACGTTGTGTGAGACGTTTGGAACGAGGTGAGGTCACGATCCGTAGGAACGTGAATCGTGCGTACAGAACCATTCTCAATTTGAATGATCTGTCGGACGACGAAGAGATCCAGATGGAGCTCTTTGAGGCGATGGACGACCATCTTCCTCCCCGTCTAGCGGACGGGAGGGATGGTTTCATAGGTATGGCTGGTGCTCCCCCGGAAGGAGAGACAGACCATGGTGGTGGACCAGATATTGGAGCGCCGCGCGCTCCCCCTCCTCCAAGAGAGGAAAGATCAGCCCTGGGAGCCGACACACCTGAAGATGCCGAAGCGGCGGAAGAGGGTGCCGGCGAGGCAGGATAAGTCGCTTGGAGGTAGCCCTCTCAGTTTTGAACAGCGTATGTAAGAAAATGAGAGGCCGTGATGTTGTGGCATTGTCGCGTAGATTATACGACGTTCCATTGCAAGTACGGTTGTCCGAAGAGCAAGTTCTCGACTTCGTGGCAAGCCAATCAGAGAACCCGCTACACCCATCACAAGTCAGTCAAAGCGAGTGGGTGCTAGCGCGTAATGTTATCGCTGGGACTGCAGACGACCGAAATGTATTTCCACTTAAAGTACATGTAGGGTCGAAAACAAAGGTGAATGTATTCTTCGGCGACATTGCGAAGGATGCATCGGATATAGACGGTGACGCCACTTTGCGTATAGTGGCCTTGCTGTTGCTCAGAGCGCGGAAGGTATTGAAGAGGCAGATGTACAACGATGAAGCCTCAGGTTGGTTGGCATGGCTTATGGTGTGTGATACGGCCGGGTTGGACATAGGAAGTCTGCTAGCTATGGATTATGACGAGCTGAAGGAGTTCAGTAACATTGTCAAGGGTATAGGTGTTGCAGGGTCGAAACACTTACACCTCTTAGCAGAGCCCAACGTATTGTTGGGGCGTGGAGTGAAGACCGTAGATTGGGAGGACGAAATGCATAAACGCACACGACCTTACGAGATGAAAGGGATGCTGGCATTGTTTGACGAGGCGGAGTTGCGGAGGGCAATAGAGAGTGTCGTAGCTGAAGAGCGAGGAAATTTCAGACCGCCCAATTGGAAGAAGGCTTGGGAACGGCGTTTTGCGACGACAAAGGCCGGTTCACACTCGAAAAGATTGAAAAGCGATCGCGAGCTGCCGAATAGACAGCTGACGCGGAGGAACTACGTCGAGGCGTGTACATACAAGGACGTATGGGCCGTAGAACCCGGAGGCGTGATCACTGCCTCTGAGAAGCTGGAAAATGGTGCGACGCGTGCTATCTATTCGCTGGATAGTGACAACTACCTAAGGTTCGACAGTCCCGCGCGTGCGTTAGAGGATAGTTGGCTGAACAAACGGGCGATACTGAAGCCAGCATCCGGTATGAGCGCTCTGGAGGTAGAGAAACGCGCCAGAGCGCTGAGAAACTACCACATGATGTTCGATTACAGTGACTTCAATTCAGCACATACACTGAGAGCTATGGAATTGGTCATAAGGATCGCTTTCAGGGGTATGGATCAGGAATGGCTGGAGTGGTTGGCTCAGAGCGTATACAACATGAAGGTGTTGGATCCGACGAGCGGAAAGTACGCCAAGTTCAAAGGTACGTTGCCCTCTGGACATCGTCTTACGACGATCATAAACACGATATTGAATGCCGCGTATATGAGAATCGTTCTAGGCGAGTTGTACAGTAAGATGTTTATGTACCACGTGGGAGACGATGTGGTGGCAAGCTGTATACGCCCTGAAGACGCGCACGAAGCCGTGAACAGGGTGATGTCTAGTTGTCTAAACATGAACCCCAGTAAACAGGGTTTTGGAACGGTGTGTGCGGAGTTTCTTAGGATATCGTACACCAGAGAAATAGCCGTTGGGTACTTCTGCCGGAGTATCGCCAGCGGGGTGTCGGGGAATTGGGTGACCCTAAGACTGTTGTCTGAAGAAGAGTATTCAGAAGCAGTGTCCAATTTAATTTGGACTTGGCGCCAGCGCTCTCAGAGTGAGTGCGTAGCCCTGCTGTGGGCTAGAACATTAGTACGGCGGTTGCGGCTCAATTTAAAAGAGGCGCGCGCTGTATGTACCGGGGAGGCTTCCTTAAACGGCAGTCCATTGTGGGGAATTCGAAAACACGCAATGAGATTGTTGTTATCTGGAGGCCAGAATAAGAGATCCTTGAGCAGGAGCGTAGACGGGGTGCGTTTACCGAAATTGGCTGCTGAGGATTTCAAAAAACAGAGTAGAGAATACTTTGTTCTTAAAGGGATGGGTATTTCCCCCTCCATATTGGACGAGGTGATGCTAGAAGCGTCATATGGCAATATGTCTGAGGATAATGGGAGTACCCCGCCTAAGTGGTGGAGAGAAACATTGACATTGGGGAACACGATAGTTCGTGGTATAGGTAGATCTTTGGAGAGCCGCTATAGCAGAAAGCGGAAGCCAGGTTTGCTGACTTCTGCGCTTAAAGGGCGACTAGAAGACTGGCAGTGGGCAGAGCTAGGTGAGCAGCTGGGCTTTGACCATAGGCCTTATCTATCCTATGCTAAGAAGAAGGTCGCATCTTTTTGCTTTGGAGTCCCGTATTCCGACGCTAGAGAGAGCCAGGCGAAGTATCGTTCGCATGTGGTGTACGCGAACCAGTATAAGTCAATGTACTAACACTACTGAAAGAGGGGTAACGTGAGGTACACACGTATAAAAGGTATCGGTATAATGCTT